TATTGGGTGAAAGTTATAATAGATTGCTCCACTATAGTTTTCAAATGTGCCCTCAAACTCTTGTCTGAATGTTCTTTGATCTAAATCTGATTTTGCTTGTTCTATTTCTGATTTTGTAACCATGCCACCATCTAGAGTCGTATATTGAAAACTGTCCCATTCATTGTCCTGTTTGCCTTTCAAAAACATTTCATAAGACCAATTACCATAGCCTCTCGGAGTACCACACATAAATACAGATCCTAAAGTATCAGATACACTAGCTCGTAAAACCTCAAACCAAGTTCTTTTTGGAATATCAGAGAACTCATCTAATACTAAAAAATTAAGTCCAGTACCTCTAAGACTATCTGGCATATCAGCAGATTTTAACGAGATAGTACTGTTTGATTTACGCATAGTAATTGTAAGGGTAGTCTCGTTTATATCTTCTATCCAATTAAATTGGTTAAGAACTTCTTTTAAATTTGACCAACATATATCTTTAGCCATTTTTAAGGTTGGAGCTACATACCATATTCTTTGATTTGGTAATGCTGCATATTTCATCATTTCAGTAATTGCTAAATAAGTTTTACCAAAACGTCTGCCTGATATTAAAACTTTAAACCTTTTATGAGATTGTGATATTTTGTATTGAGGTATTGTTAGTTGAATCTTCATTTATTTCTTTACAATAAAACCTAATAACTATCCTGTCTTTGTTAAATTCTTTTTTATCAAACTTATTAACTATATCTATTACATTATTTACTCCGCTACTAAAACAACTGTGGAAATCCTCATATTTAAAATAATCACTATACGGATCTGTGCATACATTTTCCACTGACGAGCAAATCATTAAAAATAAAGCAAATTTAGTCATTAGAGTGCTTTTTTCTTGATGAGTTTCTCATTATATCCATTTGTTTTTTTTCTATTTTTTCTCTTTCGATAAATAAACTATCCGATAAAGACGATTCTCCCATCTCGATACAATGACTAGTAATTTCCGAGCTATTATTTTCTTTATTTTTTTTATCACAAATACACTCCTTGCTTCTAAAACACATGAAATCTATGTAATATATACAATTTCTTATCATAGAAATTGTTTAACACTTTTAATCTTTTTTTGCTATTGCAATTATATGCTTTCCATCTTCTGACATAGTTGCCATAACTTTCGCACAACTATATCTGACTCTTTCTGGGTTTGCTGTTCTCTCTGATTTTCTTTTCATTTCTAAACATTTTGAAAAACCTTTTGGAACATAATAATGTTCTTTTAAATCACCTTTTAAAAACATTAATAAAGCAACGACTTCAATCACTTGTGATTACCATTTGTAAATTTCATTTCTCTACTTGAGTCTTTTAATTTTTCTATATCTTTTTGAGCTTTTTCCATATCTTTTTCTAATCGATTAATATTTACTTTGTTATGCATACCATCTTCTAATTTACCTTTAATTTTTTCTAAATCTTTTAAAATATTTTCTATGAGCATAAATTGTTCGCTATCTGCGGGAAGCGAACCAAGTTGGCCACGTGGCCATTTAATTCTAAACTCAGTATTCTTTTCTAAATCAGACTCCATCAATTGTAATCTTGTAGAATGTTGATTAAGCTGTTCTACAATTTGAAAATATCCCATGCACCCTAAAGCTACTATGACAATTAATGATGCCACAGTTTTCATGGGCATTTGCACATTAGCCTCTTCAGATATTTTCATTATCTCTTTTTTTGCCATAAAATTTTTCTTTACGTTTGTCTGCTTCTATTTCAGATAACCACCTTTTTGTAGCTGGATCGTCTTGATCTTTTGATAAAAAAGACTTCTGCATATAATCTAAAAATATAATCAAAGTTGCTACAAATAACAATGCGTCAATCATATTCTAAAACCCTTTTTCCACGATTGAACTGCCCAATAAACTGGAGTTGTATTTAGTTGTTTTCCTGATCTTCTGGCTCTTGCTAATATGGGCCTAAATCTTGCCATAAATGATCTTTGACGAGAAGGTATGTTTTTTTTGATTGATAAATTTGGATCACCAAACCTTACGACTTGGACTCTATTGGTTTTACGATTTCTAACATAGACTGCAAATTTTTTGGATCTGCCGGGTGTTCTAAAAGGTTTGTTAAGAGTTACGTTGCGATTTTTATATTTAGCCATAATAAACTTTTATCATATTTATTTAGAGCTACAAACATATCCAACCACCTTTTTATTATTAAATTTATAATAATGCCTTCTCTTAAAAAAATCGTATTTTCTGTTCTGTTCTTTAATAACGTTTATATGAAACCAAGAGTTACACGAGCTAAATATTTCAAATCTGTCCATTTTAATATCACCTGATGATGCAAGATATAAAAGAGTTATGAATATAGGCTTCATCTTTTAAAGAATCTTTGACGCCAACTATTACATATCCAATTATCTTTTACGTTATTAGTATTATAAACCCCACAAAAAGAACGTCTATTTGAGTACATACCACAATTTCCACAAGCCTCTTTACTTGTTGTTGGTCTAAAATCTTCTGGCAGATTACCCGGTATAATCAATCCATTTGGATACATAATTCTTCTGGTCATGGTTTACCTTGTCCTCTTCCTCTTGCTCTTCTAATTTGCTTTCTTGATCTACCTTTTTTATTTCTTTTATTCATTGTACTTGTAATAGGCTTTGAGCCAATACTAGTGCCTTTGTATGTTTTTGTATATACAATAACCTTACCAAATATATTACCCTTTTTTTTTGCCATCTATCTCCTCTGCTTGGGCCTCTATAATTAATGGTAAAGGCTCAGTAATAGTCTCCGTCATGGTTCTGTCCTTCATGCCTAATTCATTTTTAGATAACCATATTTGCATATTTGTATTGTCTTTTTTGATTGCCTTATCCCACATTTTTTTTCTTAAACTAGCTTTGCCTTTGTTTTTATTTACCTCAACAATTTCGGCAAAATTTCGTTGTAAAGTTCTAGCAGACATTCCTAAAACAGAAGCGATCTCCTCTTGAGTACAACCTATCTGGGATAAATTAGCCAATATATCCATATCGACCTTTACCCTTGGTCTCCCTACAGGGTTCTTTTTTTGCTCTTGTTTCATTTTTTTGTCGCTTTTTGACCTGTCCATTGTTCCCATCTTTTTACGATAACATCGCAATACTTGGGATCTAATTCTACACCATAACAAGTTCTCTGTAGCTTCTCACAAGCTATTAAAGTCGAGCCTGAACCACAGAAGCTATCAAATACGATGTCACCTTGTTTAGTGCTATTATTTATCAAATATTCCATTAAAGATACAGGTTTCATAGTGGGGTGAAGTTTTGATTTTGTGGGCCTATCGTGTTTGATAATTGTTGTTTGTTTTCTATCTGAATACCAGCTATGAGTACTACCTTCTTTCCATCCGTATAGACAAGGTTCGTGCTGCCATTGATAATCTTGTCGGCCCATCACCATAGAGTTCTTTTCCCATATTAAAGTTTGCCTCAATTTCCATTTAGCATTTATACAAGCTAATCTAAAATTAAGTCCTTCACTATCTGAATGCCATATATAAAAACTAGCACCCATTTTTAAATGATTATCAGCAGCTATAAAAGCATCAGATAAAAACTGAATAAATTTGTCATCTGTTTGTTTATCGTTTTGTATTTTCAAAGCATCTTTGGTTTTACCTACATAGTCTACATTGTAAGGAGGATCGGTTAAATATAGATCAGCTTGAACCTCACCAAAAAAACCTTGGATTGCTATTTGGTCAGTACTATCTCCACATAATAATTTATTATTACCTAATATCCAAATATCTCCGTTTTTAGAAATAGGCTCTTCCGGGAGTTCTGGTATTTCGTCGTCGTCAACTAAACCTTGTTTCTCTTCAAATAAAATTTTGTCTAATTCTGATTTTTCATATCCAGTCAAATTTAAATCAAAGTCTTTATGCTCTAATTCTTTTAGTTCTAAAGCAAGTAAATCATCATCCCAATCAGCATATTCATTGGTTTTATTATCTGCTATTCTATATGCATTGACTTGCTCTGGTGTAAGACCTTTTATTTGAGTCACAGGAACTCTATCTAATCCAAGCTTTCTTGCAGCTTGGTATCTTGTATGACCTACAACAATAATATTTTTTTCATCGACGACTATTGGTTGTCTAAAACCAAACTCTTTAATAGAATTTGCGACTTTTGTAATTGCTTTATCTGATAATTTTCTAGGATTGTTTGCGTATGGCTTCAAAGTCTCAATGTCGATTTGATTTACCTCTAAAACCATACAATCATACCTCTTACTGCTAAAAATAGATAAATCAACTCCATAAGACTTCTAGATAGATCTCCATCCCTTACTGCTACTAAAATCCATAACAAGCACGACAGTATAGATATGCTCCATCCGATCCATAACATTTCTATAACACCATTTGTTAAGAAATAACAACCTATAAGGGCTAAAATAAATCCAACCCATCTAATAGGCTCATCTCGTAATTTATAAAACCTTATTTTCATCTTATCTCTATTTTTTTTTTACTAACTATGCATCCAATCGGAAATGTGTTGTTATCTGACCACTCATTAAGAAAACTGTCGTAAGTTCCAGCAGTTTTTAAATATTTTTCATTTTCATGTAATATAAATGCAAAAGTATTTTTTTCTTCTGGTTTATCTTTTAGAATTTCAGACATTGATTTATGACCAGCATCCCCAGTAATATCCTCCCAAATAATATGATAGAAGGTGTATTTTTTACCATCCTTTTCAACTTCTAGATATTTTGGCTTTCGCATAAATTCTTTTATATCGTTCTTCAATTTTTTTAAATGCTTTAAGGCTTTCCAAACCCGCATTCTTTTTTTTTTTTCTTTTTTTTCTTTTTGGGCCTATAACTTCTTTTAATAATTTACTGGTTGTAATCATAATCTCTCTTTCAACGGTTCATTTTTCCATTTGTGTTTATAATAAGTTTTACCATTTTTTTCTATGATATTATATTGATCCCATTCTCCAATAATCTTATCTTGTTTGCTTTTCAAACCCTTACTAATATTAGTTAATGAATTAGTTATATTATTTAGTATTGCTCCAGATGTGGTTTGGATGTGGTTCACAACCTCACCTTGAGCCTGAAATTTGTCGTAATTACAAATACTTATTACAGTTACTGAGCTAAACTTGTGGTTCACTTGTGGTTCAATAGTGGTTCTACGAGTGCTAATCATCTTCTTCTTTTTCAATCTATCAATGAAATTTCTCATATTAGAATATGGCATATTCCAAACTTCTGCGTTTTTTCGTATTGGAAAGACCAGCTCACCTCGATTTACAAATATTTTATTATCTATAAATCTTACCTCTTTTTTACGATATGAGGCATTGCTAATCATATATAGCCATATTGCTGCCTCTATTTTTGATTTGAATGCTGGATGTTTCCACACATTCCTAAAAGCTAAAAAATATCCTGAGTTTCGCATTTTATCCTTTTTAATACCCTTCT